AAAGCACCTGTAAGTGATGAGAAATGTATCTACCTATGTCTAAAAAATTGTATGAAATTGGATGGAATGGATAGGAAACAGATGTTTAGACTTGTTCATGAGTGGCAAGATATATCAGACAATACTCCTGATCCACCACTACCACCAGACTCAGATGAATATGATGGATGTAATTAAAAATGAAATTCAAGGATTAAGAAAATGATTAATGTAAAATTGCTACGTGTGGTAACTGGTGAAGAAGTTATAAGTATTTTCACATTGAAAGATCTGTATGAAATTTAAAGCAACTGTTTTTATTCGTTTAAGGTCTCAGGTTGATGATTCTCCTGGCAATGCTGTTAAAGATTGTTGTAAGAGAATGTCTGATTTAGATATCAGGAAACTGAGACTTGGTAAGGTTATTGATATACATCTCAATGCACCTGATGTAGAATATGCTATTAAAGAATTGAATCTTCTTAGTGATAAATTTCTTGCTAATACAATTATGGAAGATTGGGACTTTGAAATATCAGAAATTGATGAATTTCCACCAGGGACAAGGTAATGGAACTTAAAGATTGGTTGAATTCTATTAATTTTACTAAGAAAAATCTTTTGGAAGAAGATCCTTCTTTGGTTAAAGATTACGCACCTTATATTGTCAATAGATGTCTATCTGGACATATTGATTGTATTATGTTTGTCAATGAGATGAATAAGTATCATTTCTTAGATAAAGATATGCAATATAGTTTTTATATAAATATTCTGAGGAAAAAGAAAAGATTTTCTCCATGGATTCGTAAGGATAAGTTGTCAGACTTGGATTGTGTTAAGAGTTATTATGGATATAATAATGAAAAGGCATATCAAGCACTGAAAATTCTATCTAATGAACAAATCGAATTTATTAAACAACGACTTGAAACTGGTGGTAAAAAATGATTACTCGTACTGTTGAACCTCAGGTTAATTGGTCTCAAGACCAAATGGTAGAGGTAAAATTAAACGAACCTGATGATTTCTTAAAGGTAAGAGAAACATTAACAAGGATTGGAGTAGCTTCAAGGAAAGAAAAGAAGCTCTATCAATCTTGCCATATTCTTCATAAGCAAGGTAAGTATTATATCGTGCATTTTAAGGAGTTGTTTGCTCTTGATGGTAAGTACGCAAATCTTACTGTTAATGATGTTCAACGTAGGAATCGTATTACAAGACTTTTAATGGATTGGGGTCTTATCACTGTAGTTAGTGAGGATTCTATTCAAGATATTGCTCCTCTTAATCAAATTAAAGTCCTTGCATATAAGGAAAAGAGTGAATGGGTGTTGGAACAAAAATATAATATCGGAAAAAGAGTTAAAAACCCTGAAGATGTATAAATAAACTGTGCGTCTCCACCGTCGCACTTTATACGAAGGAATATAATTAGGGTTATCTCTACAAAGAAAGGGTGGTTCTCGCGCCATCCTTTTTTGCTTTCTATGCTACTATATAATAGTGGACGCCGAAAGGGTCTACACAACACACTCTCGCTTTTTAAGGAGAAGTCTAATGGCACTAGCAAGGTATAATGCTGCCAATCTTGATCAACTTTTTGACAGGATTAGTCGCAACACGATTGGAATGGATGAATATTTTGATCGTATTTTTAGTTTACACGAAACAACCTCCAAGTATCCTCCGTATAACCTAGTAGAGGTAAGTGCTGTAGAATCAAAACTTGAGATAGCACTTGCTGGTTTTAGAAACGCAGAGGTCAATGTCTACACACAAGACGGAAAACTATTTGTCGAAGGGCAAAAAGAAGATACGGAAACCGAGACGAGTTATACCCACAAGGGTCTGGCTCAACGGTCATTTACTAGAGCGTGGACGCTCAGTGACGATACAGAGATTCGATCAGTTGATTTTAATGATGGGTTACTAACTATCATACTTGGTAAAGTAGTTCCTGAAGCACACAAGCGGAAGGTGTGGTTTTAATAAATATAATTGAATATCGTTGCCGCCGCTATGGCGTTAGACGGAGGGGTTACTGGCACAATCCAGTAGACACCCCTCCGTTTTTATGCTATGATACTTTTGATGAAACTATAGCATATGAGTGTAAAACTTTTGATGATGAGATCGGGGGATAACGTTATCACCGATATCGAAGAGATGATAATTGGGGAGCAAGTTGTTGGGTATTTCCTTACAAAACCCTGTATTGTTCGTCTGCAAAATCCTGAGGGAACTACGCGAGATAAATCATCTGTAGGATTTAAAATTAAGATGTATCCTTGGATGCCTCTATCTAAAGATGAGCGTATCCCGGTTGCTCTTGATTGGGTTGTTAGTATTACAAATCCAGTTGATGAACTTCAAACAATGTTTAAAAAAGAGGTATTGAAAAATGATCAAGTTGATAGTGTTGATGGACCAGATTCTGGTGACGGAGATTGAGGAAGTCTCATCTGAACTGGGAGAACCAGATTGCAGAATGAAAAATCCTTTTACTGTCACAAAGGATGGTACTCTGATTCCTTGGTTAAATGACCTCACAAATCAGAAGGAGTTTATGATCCACTCCGACAAAATTTTGACAATTACTGATCCCAATACTAAACTACTTGACCGATATCAAAAGGTGACAGACGAGTGAGATTTTATACTAATGTCCAGATGGTCGGCAATCGATTCCTGGTCCGTGGTTATGAGAATGGTCAGAGTTTTATGTCGGAAGATGAAAACTTCCAACCGACTCTATTTGTAAAGTCTCACAAACCAACAAAGTATAAAACTCTGTCAGGAGAACCTGTCGATACAGTCAAACCTGGATATGTGCGTGACTGTCGTGACTTTTATAAAAAGTATGAGGATGTAGAAGAATTTGAGATCTACGGCAATGACCGATATGTCTGTCAATATATCTCTGATAAGTATCCTGAGGATGAGATCAAGTTTGATACTAAGAAGATCAAATTAGTTACTATTGATATTGAGGTGCAGTCCGAGATGGGATTCCCTGATCCCCAGTCTTGTGCCGAAGAGATGCTCCTGATTACTATTCAGGACTATGCTACCAAGGAGATTATTACCTGGGGACGCAAACCATATACTTCTAAGAAACCTAACGCCACATATATCCTCTGTAAGGACGAGCACACTCTGCTCACTACATTCCTTAGTTGGTGGTCTCAAAACACCCCTGAGGTCATCACAGGGTGGAACATTCAACTGTATGACATCCCATACATCGCAGGGCGCGTTAATCGCATCCTAGGTGAGAAGTGGATGAAGAAACTATCTCCTTGGGGTCTTGTGACTGAGAGAGAAATTTATGTTCAGGGTCGTAAGCAAACATCATTTGATGTTGGTGGATTGACTCAACTTGACTATCTTGATCTCTATAAAAAGTTTACCTATAAGGCACAGGAATCCTATCGACTGGATTACATTGCCAGTGTAGAACTTGGTCAGAAAAAACTTGACCACTCAGAGTTTGATACCTTCAAGGACTTTTATACTCACGGGTGGGAGAAGTTTGTAGACTACAACATCGTTGACGTAGAACTTGTTGACCGTATGGAAGACAAGATGAAACTTATTGAACTTGCTTTTACTATGGCATTTGATGCCAAGGTAAACTTTATCGATGTGTTCTATCAGGTAAGAATGTGGGATTGCATCATATATAACTACTTGAAGAAGAGAAACATCGTCATCCCTCCCAAGGATAGATCAGAGAAGAGTGAGAAGTATGCGGGGGCATACGTTAAAGAACCAAAACCTGGAGTCTATGACTGGGTGGTTTCATTTGACCTCAACTCTCTATATCCACACCTGATGATGCAATATAACATCTCACCAGAGACTCTAATAGAGGATCGTAATCCTCAGGCATCTGTGGAGAAGATCCTTAATCAAGAGGTAACCTTTGAGATGTATAATGACTACACAATCTGTCCCAACGGTGCTATGTACCGTAAGGATGTTCGTGGATTTTTGCCTGAACTGATGGAGAAGATGTATACTGATAGAGTGGTATTCAAAAAACGGATGCTTAAGGCAAAGCAAGAGTATGAAAAAACTCCTACTAAATCACTGGAGAAAGAAATTGCCCGATGTAACAATATCCAGATGGCAAAGAAGATTTCTCTTAATTCTGCTTATGGCGCTATTGGCAACCAATATTTCCGGTATTATAAACTCGCCAACGCAGAGGCAATTACTCTATCAGGGCAAGTATCTATCAGATGGATTGAGAATAAAATGAACCAGTACCTGAATAAGGTACTCAAAACTGAGGAGATTGATTATGTCGTTGCTTCTGATACCGATTCCATTTATCTTAATATGGGTCCTCTTGTTGACGTTATATACGCGGGAAGAGAGAAAACTACTGAAGGCGTTGTGTCGTTCCTTAATAAGATCTGTGAGATGGAACTTGAGAAGTATATTGAAGGTTGTTACCAAGAACTGGCGANCTATGTAAATGCATATGANCAAAAGATGCAAATGAAGCGTGAGAATATCGCTGATCGTGGTATCTGGACTGCGAAGAAGCGTTACATTCTCAACGTGTGGGATAGTGAAGGCGTTCGATATGAGGAATCTAAACTCAAGATTATGGGTATTGAGGCAGTCAAATCCTCAACACCAGCACCTTGTCGTCAAATGATCAAGGATGGTCTGAAGTTGATGATGAATGCAACTGAGAAAGATGTGATTGAATTTATTGAGAAGTGCCGCTCTGACTTTAAGAAGTTGGAACCGGAGGATATATCATTCCCCCGTACTGTCAGTAACGTAGATAAGTATCATTCGTATAATATGATATACACTAAGGGAACGCCTATTCACGCCAGAGGCGCATTGTTGTATAATCATTATATTAAGGAGATGAAACTTGATAACAAATACTCATCGATTCAAAACGGTGAGAAGATCAAGTTTTGCTACCTTAAGACACCAAACCCAATCAGGGAAAACGTTATCTCTTTTATCCAAGAGTTTCCTAGAGAGATGGGTTTGAAGCAATACGTTGACTATGACTTACAATTTGACAAAGGATTCTTTGATCCATTGAAAGTTATCTTGGACGCTATTGGGTGGAAAGCAGAACATCAAGTATCTTTGGAGGATTTTTTCTCATGAAAGACCAATACGTCATCGAAGACAGAGAGTCTAAAAAAGACAAGTGGAATCGTGGTCTAGATATTTTTATCGAGTCCGTTNATAAACCTGATGCCTCGCTAAGGTTATGTGCTCATAATCAAAAGTGTTATCACGAACTTATGGATGTTCGTAAAAACGTGTTAGAGTATCTTCAAACTTTACGTTGGAGTTAATGAATAGACACCATGTACAAGGTATGGTATTGTACACTTAAACCTCCCATAATCCTTGAAACTTATGTGGAGGTACAAACTTTATTGCGAATGATCCTCATTGTGAGTGGTCAAACTCCCTACTGGGAAAAAATTGTAAACAAAAATGATTGACATGGATTTTNTAAANGANATTGTAAAAGAGATNGGAGATGAGTATACGAAACTGGCGTCAGAAATTGTTGAAGTCGAACAATTCGTTGATACAGGAAGTTATATCTTTAATGGGTTGTGTTCAGGCAGTATATTTGGGGGTGTGTCTTCT